TATAAAGTTTTTAAAGAGAAAATTGGGAATTGGGCAGAAAAGTGGTAAAACCCCTAGTCGCACTGTAAATGAACCGCGCTCAATTTTTGGGCAAAAGTGGGCAAAAGTGGGCAAAAGTGGGCAAAACCGGCAAAAACTAACAGGCCGTGTGGACCTGTTAGTTCTCTTAGAGCTTAAATACGAGTTCCTAAACCGCGATCAAGCTCTCCTGTTCCTCGACGTAGACAACGTTTTCCAGGAAGTTCCGTCGGAGCGGCCCATCGATGAGCTTGGCAATGTCGTGGGAAGCGTCCATCAGCTTCCGGTCATCACCGGCATTCGGATGGTACTGCACGATCTTTAGCTTGCCCACCGGGCCGCGCCTTACACGCAACTGGTGGTCTTCGATCTCGTCGACCACAACGTGATCCTGTTCCAAGTCCCCGTTCTTGAATGTGCTCACGCGCCAGGAATAGGGATTGGTCATGTTGATGTACAGCATACCACCCGAAAGGTTCACACCGATGTGGGTGTCGGTGTAGTAGTCGACGTCGAGGTGGTTCTCCTTGGCCCAGGTGATCAGAGCCTCGACCCAGGTCCGAATATTGTTGTACATGATTTTGTTTCTTTCTCTTTCAGATCTTGCCACGAATGAGTTATACCGGGGTTCCAACCATTGTGATGATGGAATATGTACCAATAAGTGCGAACGCACTCATGAACGATACCATGCAAAGCACAAGACTGTCCCCCCACACAAAGGGCTTGCTGAAGAAGCTTTTCACTAGGGCGATCACACCCGCGATCGTGGCCCCGAAAAACGCAGCGAAGAACATCCCGCACATGAACATTGCAAGTGCGTTGAAGATCATTTGAAAGCCTTTCTATACCAAGAAGTTTCGTTGAACTTCTGTTTCCGTTTGAGAGCCCGCGACACGGCGAGCTCATACTTCGCGTTGGATCGAATGAAGTAGTACCACAAGTCCTTGTACGGGGTGTTGACTCTGTCAATGCGCCCCATGGCCTGTTCCGTCTGGCGATATGAATATGACTGACTGAAGAACACAACAGTGTCCGTTTCTGTGCAGTTCCACCCTTCAGAACCAGAATTGTACTGGACCAAGTAGTACCAGGAGTCTGTGTTCGGAATGGACTCGTGTTTGTGTCCATTGTACTCCGCCACAGTGCCCTTCAGAACGGCCAGAGACCGCTTCAGAGCGTCCAACTCGAAGTCGTAGTTATAGAATATGATGGACTTCGGATGATGGTCCAGAACGCCGTACAGAGCATCTATCCGGGACGGATCAAGATATATGATCCGCCTTAGAATCGAGAAGTATTCACTGGCCTGTTCAATCGGCTTGTCGTCAAAATTGTTCCATCTTGTGCCATTCAGCAGCTTGACTTCGAATTTGTCATACTCACAGGGGACATATGCGGTATGGCGAATCGTGCCACGTTGTACAATCAGATTCACCAAGATCTGATCTCGGAAACGTTCCAGTCTCTTCGTTCCGATGTATCGTTCGATTTGGGGGTACTTCGTGAAACGATTGAACACGCAATACTCGCGTTCGAAGTCGGTCTTGTTCTTGATGAAACCATTGGCCTTGAACACCGGCACATAGTCCGACCAAGTGTCCGCTGGCGTGGCAGTCAACAGAATCCAAGTGTTGTTCTTGGCAATCTTGTAGAACGACTTGACCCACTGTCCACTCCCGACAAGATGCTGCTCGTCGAAAATGAAGAAGCCTCCGACGACATCGACGTACTTCTTGATGTTGTTCCAGCTGTCAATCGTCACCGCGATCCGGCACGGCTCGTGTTTGCTGATGGCGAACTTCGCCAGTTCCTGTTCCCATTCCAGAGAATCGCGCTTCTTGGCCGTGGTGATGATGAACAGAGGGGCGGGTTTGTGGTTCTCCAAGTAGTACACGATTGACGTGATACTCTTGCCACTGCCCACCCCTCCGTTCAATATGCAACCATCACGAAGCTGGTCAACCGCGGTTCTCTGTGGTGGCAGAAGTGTCGGCGGCAACCTTCTTGACCCTCCTCATCAAATTCTTGATGAACACGCTGTCCTTCCGGCAACTCAACACGACGGAGTCGCCCATTGCGACACGTGCCGTGAACTTGACCACGGATGGATCGTCAATGCTCGTACCCCACGAATAATCATCGGAGTCCACGGTTGAGGCGAATTCCTCAGCGATCTTCTCACATACTTCGACATATGCGTCACAATCGTCCATGTCAGATCAACCCTCATGAGGCATATTGAAGTGTACCAGCGAATAAGGGGACGCGTACTTGGTGATCGCGGATCCATCCCTATGGTACAGCACGAATCTGTACATCGATTGCGACCCCGTCGGCTCATCGACCAGGCAGAACTCTGCATCGTAGATATCGACAAGAAATTCCTTGTAACTGTTGATGTGTTCGGATGTGACTGTATCAAGCATCATACTTCTCCGCGAAGACGTCCTGATCGATGGTGACATACATGGACTTCACATACGCCTTGATGCCCCGATTGCCGTTGACCTCCCACTGATAGGGGCGGATTACGAGATCAACGTTCTGAATGTCGGCCCAGTCGAGCATGTCGACCGTGTTCTCGTCGAGATACGTCTTGTTGCCGCCGGAGATCAGAACGATCTTCGGGGGGTAGCTGTTGAATGCGACGGCCACCTGAAGATACGGCGTCTCCTCGTCGTCCTCTTCCTTCGGACGAAGTCGCTTCACATTCCAACCATCTTCGAGCAAGCGCCCGGCCATGTCATCGTCCGGAATGACAACGCAGAAGTTTCTACGTCCTGCGAGGTTGAACCGGCTCTCCTGGCCGCTGAAGTTTCGGAAGAGAATGCGTGCATTCTCAATTGCGATGTTGTTGGGCATTGTTGTTCCTTTCACATGTTGACTGCAGCGAGGAAGCGTTCGACATTGTCCCTGTCGAATCGTGCTGACTCAAGACTTCTTCGCATGAGATGCAGATTCTGATTCGTTTCGTCGTCTCGCTCCTGTTGGCTGTCACGTTCAATACGTTCACTCAACGTGCTCACGCGAGCGTTGATATCAATGAGCCGCTCCTCCATGGCTCGACGAGCCCCGCAGTTGATGAGAAATTCCCTTTGCTTTTGCGAGAAGAGATACTGTTCCGGGATTCCGATGCTGACGAGAATCGAGATTATTGTACTGAGCAGATCATCGAGCGACACGAAAATGTCGCCGTCCCTGGTGTACAGGATCGAAGTCTTGAGTTCGTCTCGCGTGAATTGCATGCAGATGTTGTTGTGGCAGTAGATCCATCGGTTATCGATATATTGCAGCTTGCACCATTCAACACGATCACCGTTACTGTCGGTAACTGGTCGTGCTTGGTCTCTGATGCGCCAGTTGATCTCATACTGGGCGGTGCAATACATTTTCTTCGACATCTTGATATCGCGAAGCGCGATGAGCATCAGTGTCACGTCATCTTCGATGTTTCGATTAAAAGACGTGATCTCGACTCGGTCGATGTAGCTCGCGCGTGAGTAAATCATTTGTTTTCCTGTTCTGCGAATAGCATGTCGTTGATTCTGGACTGGTACTCACTATTCTCCAGAATGAGACGCTGAATGTCATAGTCGGATGTGGTCGGGTCCCCCATCTTTTCATTGCAAGAGTCGGTCCAAGTCGAGTGCGCATGGATCATGACATCGTAATGGTTCGTCGAGGTGTCTTACATCTTCTCCGATTGGGAGGACGTTAACGTTGTCGAATTCTTTTGTGAGTTCCATGTTCCATGGTTTCTTTTCTACAAAAAAAAGCAAAAGGAAGAGCCGCGGCTACTTTAGCAAGCACGGCTCAACCTTTTGTCGAGTTATGGTCAGATGAGTACGAATGCGTCACCTTCTTTGATGTTCTTGAAGACGATCTCCTTCTCGTCAGCATCAAGCATTTGGAAAATGTGCTTCAGCTCAGCGTAGAACATCCAGACGTCCATGACGGTGCATGGAATGTCGGTGTTCCGGGTTTTGAACGCTTGGTCATTGATCCAACGCATGTACTGCGGAGTGCAGTTGAACGTCTTGCAGGTCCCGTAGATGTGGTAATCGTATCGGTACATGATGAGTCCTTTCTCTCATAAGAGAACGTGCAAAAATCGTCACGTAATGAACTCGTCGAAGCTACCGTACTTCTCGATCGCGTTCCTAGCTTCTGACGCTTTGTCGTACCAGAAGTCCATGTCGATGTCGTCCTCGTCCTGCACTGCTTCGGCTTCGGCCCAGAGATGACCCTTGGTGTCCGATAGAGCGTAGAACTTGTCGCCATCACGCCGCAGCAATTCCCCTCCGTTCTTCACAGGACAGAACAAACCGATACGCCCGACGAAATGGTCACCGTCATCCTTTCGGATTATGATGTCGCCTTTGCTCACGCTCTTGGTGATGCACAAGTCTTCGAATTTGATGGTCTCCTTGCTGAAAAGTGTCTTGAACACGTATGGCACTTGGAACCGAAGACCGGTTGCGTGCCATCCATCGGAACCATGAGCAATGTATACGGCATCATTGACAAGACACATTCTGTCATAAGTCGCCTCATGCTCGAATGTGTAACCGTACTTTTTCCCAGCGTCCATGACGAACTCGATGATCTCCGGTGTTGCGTCGGGAATCTTGATCGAGTCCGTCTTGATGTGCGCCACGGTGAAACCACGTTCCTGGACCTGGTGCTTCAACCACACCATGAACAGTGCCCCCCGCTTCGCCACGATGTTGTCCTTGTTGTTCTGGCCAGAGTTACCGTTGGCTCGGTTGCCGAACTTGGCAGCAGTCAGACCATACATGGAGTTGATCGGGATCTTCAGGGAAGTACTGAGGATCTTCTGCTCTGCAGGATTGTCACTAACATACGGAGCAAGTTTGCCGTCGTACATGGTTTTGATTTTGTCAAGCTCGCCATGCTTGATGGCAATACGGGCCTGCACCAGGTCGAAATACTTATTCGTGTATTCATCACCCCACAGGTTGAGTGCCTTGATCGAGTGCGGGTGCATGGATGCAACATCCAGAAGAGCGACATTCTTGTAGATGCCGGGCTCTGAGTAAACGTATCCGCCCTCTCCGACTTCCTCGCCCATGTATGTCGACTTGCCGAACTTGTACTCATAACCTGGAAACTCCTTGGACAAGTCCGTCCAAATGAACTTCGGGTTCCTGTCGTTCCCGAAAACCATCTGTTGTGTGATGGAATTCGTGGTCGTGTTCGGCGTCATGCCAACAATGTTTGCAAGCATGCACCGGGCATTCCAGTCCTCCTGCCGTGCGTTGAAGACGGCTTGAGTCGCATTCACGTCGTTGCAGCAGTACTCGATGACATTCGACCATAACGTCTCTGGACATGGCTCGTCCCAAGGAATCCCCATCTCTTGGTGATGGACGCCGAGTTCGATCTCCCACTTCTTGAGGCTCTGCTTCTTGGAGCAGAAATCGTACACATCGGCGTACGACAAATTGTATGCCTCACGGAACATGGCAGTTCGGTCGCCAGAAACAATCTTCTGCGACAGTTTGAAGAGCTGCTCGTTCGAGTAACCCATCATCGCTGCATAGAGAATATGATTGTCGTAGCGTCTGTTGTTGAATCCGATCAAGCGATTGTTGATGAGGTTCTCCACCTCAGTCGGCTTCGGGTTGACCATCGACGCACAGTCGCCGTCGATGTTCTTGTAGCAGATGACGAACAGGTTCGGGTACACCTCAACGTCGTAGAATACAATCGGTTCGTTGTCGTTGAAAGGTGTGTCCGGCGTCTCCTCATCACCGGAGTGGAAATGCATCTTTGACACCTGCTGCAGGCAGTATTCGGAATGATGAGTACTCCGCATGGCGAATGCCAGAACATGTCCTCGCATGTCATTCAGGTCATATGACTTGCCTGACTTGTACGCTTCATCAAGAATGTGCTTGATGAAATCGATACTGGGCTTCGTCCCAGGATGCACCTCCTTTCGAAGGGTCTTCTCTATGAGTTTGCGAAGACCCTTTTCGCTGAAGAATGTACTGTAGTCAATCACCTTAAGCTCCTTGAACGGAAGCCCGCTTGAAATGTGAGTCACAGGATCGTCAGTGCAAAGACCTTTTCGGCGACGCAGAGACGCGTTGCCGGACCACGTCTTAATCTCGATGCCCGGTGCATACACGTTGGCCAACTTCCCCGGATCGCCGTCATAGATGTAGTGCAGATGCAATCCGTTGCCTGAGCGACTGGTCTCACAGTATGTGCGGGGCCACTGCTCAGCCGCATCGACGTTCTTTTCAAGACTTTTCTCTCCTTGGTCATTCGTCAAATCGAAGTCGATTATGATGTGATTGATCGGTGGTCTGACGAAATGTTCTTTGCTGGTGTCAAGGTCCTTAAGTTTTGTCGTAACTGAATCCCACGGCCTGATGGGAATACCGTTATCAGACGCATATTGCGCTGGTTGATTCTCGTACAAAGAATCGAGCAAGGAACTCTGATCCTTCAGATCAATCCAGCGACGCTCATCTCGGTCATCGATTTTCTTCGCACCGAAAATGAGCTCACTCTTGAACTCGCTGTACCAACTCCTAACTCTCTCGTCGTTTACAATGGCTCGTTCTTCGAACTTGCCGAAATACTCCTTCAAATCCTCCTTGAAGGCATACATCGGCAGTATGTGCACGATCTGCGAATCGGCGCAGTACTGTTTGTATTGCGCATAAGCGGATCTAAGGCTGATGCCGTCGTCATGCATGATCTGTCCGGAAATCTCGTCCACGAAGTTGAACACGACGTCCGTACGAAACATCATCTGGACCGGAACGTAATCATCGTAGTAGTGCTTGCCAAGTTTCTGAAAAATGTCAAGGCAGTACTTCGCGATGGCTCCGTATTCCGTTGCGATGTCTCTCATAAGACGCAGATACACCGGTGGGCTGAATGTCTCACCAGTTGGCGAGACGTCGATCAATCGACGGATCAGGCCTGATTTCGCGTCGCTGATCTTCACCGGCGTGTTCGTACCGATCATGAGAAATGCATTGGGCCGCATGTAATACTGCGGCTTGTACTTCTCGTTGATCGGAATCGTCTCATGAGAGACGATCGAGTTCAACTTGGTGTTGTCATCGATTCTGGACAGATCTCCGTCGTGTTGAATGGCAACCAGTGGATTCGTACGAAATGGCTCCAGCGCGAACTGATTCGAACTGTTGCCGAGTGCCCTGGCGTCGAACGGTGAGCAGTACCCGTCGAACATGCTTTGCACGATATTCAGCACCGTCGACTTCCCTGCTCCGCTCTTGCCATACAACACAACAAACTTTTGCAAATATCTGGAATCGCCGGAGACTATTGCTCCGATGGACCACAGCAGCTTCTCTTTTTCAGCGGGCTCGTAGAGCTTGTCGAGAAGCTCATCGAACGCTGAGTGATCCCCGCCAATCAGCGAATATGGAAGAACGTGCGACGCATAATCCGTTCGCTCGATCTTCTCGTTGGCGAACATGATGCGTCCATCAAGTTCCACCGCCGAGTCGTTGAGCTTGGACAAGAACTCACGGTACTCTTTCCAAGACTTGGTGGAGTAGTCCGTCATGGAGAGCACTTTCGGGTGCAGCTCCTTCAGCTCATCCGCTTTCGCATAGAGTTCACGGTCAACGAGACGAGCGACGTCATACTCGTCCGTTGACCACAAACCACGTTCTTCATCCCAGATTGCGTAGAAGGCTCGTGCACGGACCATTAAATCCTTCGAACGGCCTACACGGAAGGCGGGAGCGATCTCAACTCCATGCTTGGTCTCCCGTACTTGTACCTTGAAGAAATCCATGGTCCATCCCCTCACCAAATATCAGCGATCATTCCATCCATGACGTAATTGTTCATTTGCTTCCACAGTGACAACTTCTTTTGATTTCCGAAATATCTTTGCGTCGGGAACCATCCGTGGTTGCCGTTTGAATCGATGCCACGGTTCAGAACACGTTCCACTTCACTCTCGACGCGATTCGTCCAGGTCGGGAGCTTCTCCGTGTGGTCATCAGAGTACCAGCCAAGGTCTGCATTGGAAATGCATTCCTCAAGCAGATCCTTGACCGAGTACTCGTTGTCGAGCATGAGGCTCATACGGTCGAGCAGAGCCACGAGAACGAGCAACACAGATGGCGGCTCGTCCACGTACTCCTCAAGAATCTCCTCACGAAAATAGATCGCGTCATCGATTCGGTTATTGTCGTCTCGAATGTCCGAATGAAAGTGGATTTCGTCCAACTTTCCGCATAGGTCCTTGTATCCATCGGGAGCGTAGAGATCGACGAGAATGTCACTCATCATCGTCTTCTTCTTCGTCCGCATTGCCATCCAGGTAGTCGTGCTCTTCACGCATGTAATCTGCAATCGGCTCCCTGATGATCTCCATGGAGAACCGCAGACCCTTCTTGTGGTTGATGCAGAATCCACGGTCACCGTTCTCCTTGGCGACTTCGCACAGATCGCCGATCAGGCTTTCGACGAAGTCAGTGATCGGAAGATCGTTTTCATCAAGAATCATGTCGTCATTGATGAACCAGGAAAGGTTCATGCCGGGGATATCATCGTGTGCGAAGTACGTCTCCTCGTCAGGATAAGTCCAGCCGGGCTCGTCGGTTGCAGACTCCACCTTGCGGCTCACCTTATTGACCGGGCGAGGGCTGTTCTTCTCGTCCATCATGGCCTGGGCGTCAGCAACCGCCTTGTCCAGATCAATCACATCGTCAACCGGCTTGTGCACAACGATTTCCTCGTCATGCTCAGACTCCGGCTCTTCGGTGCTCTCAACGGGCTCCAGAGTATCCTCTTCGAGTTCGTCCGCAGCGCGAAGCGCCTTGATCTTGCCCATCGTGAAGCCGATGGCAATGCCAAACGCAACGCCAGTTGCAGCGGCGATGATGTTCTTGTTCATTTCAGTTCCTTTCAGATGAGATCGTAGATGACACCGTCGACGTTGAAGTCGAGTTTCCAGGTGCCAGTGATGAAATTAGGATCCTCAGGAAAGTTCCTGGGGTCGGACAGGTTGAAGTCGACGAAGCCATCGCCGTTGTCCGGGCTCTTGACCCAGCCGACAAGAGCACCCTCGGGAGACCGAGGAAGATCCAGCATGTCGTAGACCTCGTTGAGGAAGACGTGGCCCCTCGTTCGGAGAAGATCGTTCGCCATGTTCTGCTGCGTCTTGAGGAAGAGCAGCTGATAATCCCTACTGGGTTCCCAGTTCCTGGACGAACTGTCGAACGTCCGAGAATATGGGCTGTTGAACAAATCCTTCTTGAGAACAACATTCTTTACGCTGTTGTTCACAGCGGTTTCGGGCACGTCGATCGAGTGGTCATTGGCAACAGCCTTTTGCTCGACTTTTGCTGCTTCATTCCGCTTGTTCCAAGCCGCCTGCAGCGCATTCAGCGCAGAGGACAGTGCAGCAGTCCTACCGAGCATGATGCTGTGACCCTTGCAGATGCACCCGATGCCGACTGCCATCATCGCGAGTGAAGGGGCGTACGTCTTGATGAACAGACCGGCGGTCTGCGCGTAAGAAATGGCGAGGTCCTTCCTGTAGTCATCTTCGGTGTACTCTTCGCCCATACGCTTTTTGTAGACATCCGGATTGTCATGGCACAAATTGACCGCATCGATCATCTTGCGATGATTGTCGATCACTTCGTCGTGGTGCTTGAGTCCCTGACGGACAGCAAGAACAGCGCTGCCCACAACAGCGACACAGCCAATAGTCGTGAGAATCGTCGGAGACGAATCTTCGATGTGCAGTTTTGCATGCTCGATCCTCTCACGGAAGCTCATTTTATCATTCCTTTCTTTGAAAGTCTGTAGAATATGGCGATCACTTGATCGTCACTCATTCGCCGGACCTTGTTGGCCCAGCGAGAGCCCGGATAACACTCAGCTACCCGGGCCCTCATCTGGTTGACATTCATCTGTCGTTCACCGCCACCGGCCGCGGAAGGTCCAGAATGTACCCCTCACGAATTCGTCGCGGCGATGCGCCACCGATGGAGTACCAACCCCATTCTGCATCAGTGTACGAGCTGGTGACCCCAGCAAGATCATACAGGTCCGCCACTGTTGCAACGTCGTACTGAGAGATCAGGTCGGCCAACGAATCAAGAATTCGATCGGCTTCATCTCGGTTGGCGAGTACGATTTCATCGAAATCATGTGTGGCCCTCGCTCGTTGAGAATATGAATCTCTCGGCTTGTTGTAGAAATTGTTGTAGCTTACATACGAACGATTGTCGCGAACATTCTTGTGCCGGTTCGGTCCGCTGTCACCGAACAGCAGCCTATGGATCGACTCCGAGACCACATCGGAAATGGTGTTCTTCGCTGCTGGGAGCATGACATCCATCAAGATGTACTCCGCAACAGAACGCCCATCTTCTGCGATGATCGATCGCTTGAGCTTCTTGCCCGCGGATTCCTTACGCCGTTGGCCTTTCGCTACCGCTTCGACCTTCGGCTTGTTGTCCGAATAATTTCCGCCCTTCTCGGGCATGATGGAATTACTCGGTAGGTTCACGGTTGCCATTCGTCAGCCTCGTTCCTTGTTCATGGCCAACGGGTGCTTCCCGCTGTCGACCTTCTCGACACCAGCGATCTGCTGAATGCGATCCTGCGGAATGAGCTGCTCGATGAACTTGCTCGCGTAATCGGTGTCCTGCATCATCTTCATCAGGAAGGACTCGTAGCCACGAGACTGCTTGAAGTCGTTGAGGACTTCCTCATTCTTGACGAACCTCTTTCCGTCATCAGACTTGACGCCAACACTCTTGAAAATGAGCGTCTGGATGATGTTGAAGATCTCGCCAACCTTACGGCTGTTGGACAGACGCTCAAGCGTCGACTGGATGTCGCCGGCGGAACTGAAGGACAGCTCAAGCATCTCGGGGACTGTCAGATCGAAGTAGTACTTCTCAGTCTGCTCGTCGCCATTGTAGTCGATGTAAGTAACTTCACGGGTAATCATTTTTGTCCAACCTCCTGGAACTTGTTTGTGATGATTTGCGGGTATTCGCTGTAGTAACGCTGATAGAAATCGATCATCATCGCAATGTCATGCTGATCTGCATGATCCCGTCTTGCGAACTCCGTTTCGTCGTCTCCCCGGCAAAAAGCTCGCAGCTTGCGAACCTCGCGAGGGACGACCATCAGGGCAACCTGCCATGGCTTGAACAGCTCGGTGGCCCCGAGAGGATCAATGATGATGAGACGTTTCTTCTTGCTCATATCGATGTCTTCTGGACGAATACCGTATTTCCAGATTCTTTCGGTCGTGTCGTATTCGCGGACGTTGATCAACTTGCCTTGTTTTGCAAGATAGTCGAAGTTGTAGTCGTCCATGAACACATAGCTTTCGCCGTTGGTTTCGCCAGAACGAATGGGTCGAGTCGTGCAAGTGACGACGCGTTCCCATCCATGCTCTGTGCAAAGCCTATCGGCGAGCCAATTCTTGCCGCTGCACGTCGCGCCAACGATCGCTAGCATCAGTACCCCTTGTAATAATCCGGCTTCGGCACCGTGTCGTATTTGATGACGAGGCACGGCTCTTCTTCGACGGTCAGGCAGGATGTGAACCTGATGTCGAGCAGACGATCGGCGTTCCAACCGATATTGTCACCAAGACCAATCGGATCAAGCCCGAGAAGCCCGTAGAACACGTTCAAACTGATCCAGTCTTCTTGAATAAGTCGGGCGTTCAACGCATTCTGCGCCTGACGGATCTTCTCTGAGTCAATTCTGAAATATCGGCCCGACAGGTCGTCCATGGCGAGAGGCTGAGGACCGTTCAGAATCACAGTATTGGAAGATGCCACTTTCTGTGCAGACAGAGCATCGTCGATCTTGCGCTCCTCCCTCTCACCAAGGGTCTTCTTCACCTGACCCTTGTACTCCTGGAACGTGGTGTCCAAGATGGAATATGCCTGCATCAGGTTCGCTCCGCGCTTCAGAGCAATATGATTGCCGCAGAACAACGTGGAAATGGTAGCCACCGCGCAGATCGCCGTCGGAAGATAGATCTTCCAAGTGATCTTGACCTTTTCGAAAGCCGTAGCGTTCTTCTGATTGTCCATGTCATAGTCGCAGATTGCGGCTCGAGCTCGCGGGCCGGCCTTGGCAGCGAGAACCGCCGTGCACACAACACCGATCGAACCGGTCGCCGTGAGAATCAGCGGTGCATGATTGTTCGTGAACTTGTTGACCAACTGAATGATGTTACTTGTTTTTTGACTTTCTACATCGGCTTCAAAACTACGCTTGGGAATATGCATTACGATTCCTTTCTGCATGAAATTAAAAGGATACAGAATGTGTTAGGTTCTGTACCCTTGTGAGATTTTACTTTTCCTGATCGGATTGGGCGGAGTCTTCGGTAGTCTTGTTCCTCTCGTGATGAGCAACGATGTGATCATACATTTTGTCTCCGATTTTATTCGAGAGCTTCACGATGCCGTACGCGAGGCCAGCACCAGCAGCCACTCCGGCTGCCACGATGGCGACGGTACCAGCGACAGAAGTCTCTTCATCAGAGGTTTCAACGATGTCGTCGGTGTCAACTTCGGGGATCTCGATGTCGTCAGACATAACGGTTTTCCTTTCATTGGTGAGTTCTTCTCATAAGAAGATGTGCAAAAAGCACAAGCCGGTTAAGACTTGTGCTGGTATTTTAAGTCAGGATGCCCAGATACATTCCAAGCATCAACAACGCGATCGCCAACAGTGAATATGTCAGCGCTGCGATGAGTTGAATGGTTTTGTCATTCATGGTAACTCCTTTCTCATAAGAAGCCGTGCAAATTAATAACTGTACTTGCGCCGTTCTTGTGCCATTTGTTTCTTGTCCGCTTTTGTCACAAATGGAGTGAGCTGATGGTCCAAAATATGAACCCCGTAGCAGTACCAATCACCAGGAATGATGAGCAGAAAATATGCATCTGTGCTATAGTTCCGTTCAGCCCACAAATCAAAAGACCGCTGATCTTCCACACTCAATCCACGTTTTGCCATGGTTGCTCCAAAGCAAAAGCTACAGGCCGTGTCAGGGTCTGTAGCTTTGATGTTACTCCTTGTTCTTGGCATCTTTTGCCAGCGAATCAAGTACAACCGCCAGGACGACGACCGCCAGGACGAGCGTGATTGGTGCCACGGTGATTACGGACACGCAAATCACAAACAGGTCCACAAGGCAGACGAGAATCTTGGCAACGAACATGATTGCGTAAAACATGATATCTCCTTATGTAGAAGTGTTCTCATAAGAGAATGTGCAAAAAAAGTAATGTGCGGTGTGAATTATACCACACATTACTTTTGAGATTAATCGGTCAGCTCTTCGGGACAAACCCGAACGCTTTAGACGTGATCGCGTCCTTCTCTTCATATATTAAGATTGTCAGAATCGGAACAACGGTACCGACGATCGGCATGACGTAGTCTTTCCATTGCTTTCGCGGCGAATAGCAAGCTGCTTTCGCTTCCATAAGAACTTTCAACTCGTCTACAGTCTTTCGGGTTTCTTCCGTTCCGGGTTCATAGTCATCCATTTTTTGAAGATGGTCCTCGATAACCGCGTCGAAGTGCTCTGAGAGATTATCCTTCATGATGAGTCCTTTCTACTCTCTCATTAAGAGCTGTGTGAAAGATAAACAGAGAGCTCGACATGCGACTTCTTCCGAAGTTCCGAAATATCCTTGTCCAGAACCAGATATACTTCATTAGCATCGTTCACGATCAACGAACCATCGTTTACTCCGCGGGATGGCAATTCGACGGACACGAGCAACACAAGTTGGCACAGCAATACAATAACACCGCAAATCGTCTGCGCTGCATTCGCGAAGTCGAAGTCGATGGCGTCAGTGACGATGCTGACGATAATGAGTGCGATGCATACTGCGTACAGCAGCGATTTGTTACGTGTGTTCATTGTCGTTCACCTTTTTCACTTGATGAGAACGTCGATCGTCATTGGGTTTTAACGGAAGTTTCTTCACTTCGTCCGAAATTCGCTCAGCAATACCATTTCCACCGTATTTCGTATAAGGCTCGTATAGATACTTCATGAAATCTTCATACTCGTCGTACGTGATCCAACCACGAGCGATGAACCCCTCCCCGACATAGATGATGCGATCATGTGCGAGGCCGACGAGCAACGTCTTTTCTGTTGAATTCCGGTCGAACTTCTTTTGAAGTATTGCCCAGAATCCGTTACTTGCAAGTACTGTCACGAACACGGTGACCAGTACGTCTACCCACGCTGAGCCACCGAAGAAGTGCATCAGCCAATAATCCCCATTATCGGACGAATGCCGAGAGCTGTGTTGGCGGGGAGACAGTCGGCCATACCATTCTTGCACACGCAGAAATGATCCCACTTGGCAAGTGTGTTGAGCCACCAACCATTGTCGACCTGGCCATCACCGGATGCCATTCGGAATCTCGGAGCCAGACGGAACAGAGCCAACTGAGTCATGTCTGTGGTGTGATTCCAGGCGAAAGCCGAGTTCGTATTCGATGCACCGGCGGGCTTGCCGTTCTGGATTTCGAACACCGGGGAACCGTAGACCATTCGCTCGGACATCAGCTCGCAAGTACAAACGTTCAGCCAACTCGTGGCTGTTGCCATGCCACTGTCAGTCTGCGACGAGAATGGACGAGGAGCATTAAGAAGCGAACCACCACCGAAGAAATTGTTGACCTGCGACACGATACTAGCGAACTTGGTACGGATGTTCGCGCCAATGTAGCCACCCGCATTCGTAGCGGTGGTGTTCATGACAGCGGTGCCCATCGAAAAGCGAGGAATGATGTTTACATGATGCGTCTTGACAAGAGTCGCACCGTCCCTACCAATTCCGTACCAATAGTCCATGTCGGTGATGATCCAGTCAGTCCCGCCGTCGGACCAGTAATCACCGATGTAGAGATTGTCAAACGTGCCAGAACGAATGGCGTTCTTCTGATCAGAGGTGAACGATGTGCCGAGCTTCTGTCCACGGTAAATGTTCCTGTGGAAATATGCGTTCTGCGCGAAGGTATCCGCCAGTCGTCCGAAAGCTTGAGTCATGCTGAGCTTACGAGTACCAGAAGCGCCGTCAACAGCAATGGCATCGGTTTGCGCAAGCGAAGTTGCTTCCGTGAGATCTGTGATTCGAGTCATGGTGAAATCCTTTATGAGTTGTTTGCGAACTTGGTTACGGCAGTGATCTTAACACCCGCACTCGTGGTGAAATCGACAAGATTGCCACCACTGTAGAACTGAACCGGGTTCTCAACGGTACCAGTGGTCACGAGTTTGTTGAGCTGATTCGTGAGCGACGTGATCTGGTTTTGCAGATTGGCAGCCTGATTGGTGTTAAGTTGGTTCTTCAATGTGAGGAACCACGTGTTGAATGATGCCTCGAAATTGCTCTCGGCTTCGTTCGCCTTTGTCTGAGCGCTGCCCACGATTTCTGTCATCAAAGCGTTGTACGAAGCATCCCACTTGCCGCGAATGTCGTCAACGGTGACCGTTTGAACAGGCGCCGTCACGTACGGACACCATGACGTTCCAACAAGATTCGTAATGTTCGACTGCTGAATCGAAGAATCGCCAGCAGCGAAATTGATGGCGAACAGAGGCAATGTGTTACGTCCTGCGTTACGATCAGTGATTGCGTTGAGCAGTTCCCAGTAGGATCCGTAATTACGCTGCTCATCGGTGCAGAACCTCGCAAACCGGTAATATGGTTCCGTCTTCAGATCAAGGCTCACCACCACAGTACGAGGCTCCGTCGAACTTGCGTACTCCAATACATTGATCGACATCTGGTACACAGAATCGTTCTGAACCCACTTCTTACAGAACCAAGCCTTGCCGGATCCGATGGCGACGGTACTTCCGTCGATGACTGTCACCTTGAACGCATCCCCCCAGTTGGCGAACACGCCCTCGGTGATGATCCCTTCAAATGGAATGGCCATGTCCTCGGCAGAATATGTACGGTCTCCGTCAATACTGTTCCAGAATCCACTTCTAAAAGTCATGTCACTCCTCCATGGTGATCATCGCGTTCACCGCGAACTCGAATGGAACAGACAGAATAGAAAAAATGAAATCTCCAGACTTCTTGCGGTGATTGATCGGAACAAGGAAGCACTCACGTTCTGTGTCAACCATCCACCCTTCGACACGAGGAATGAACCAGTTCGTCGTCTCGGACACGAGTTCTTTTCTGGCCGCTCGGGCCTGCTTGTACCTCTCTCCTGAGGGGGGAACGAGTTCGGAAATTGCTGGTTTGTTCATTTTCTCATCCTGTGATAGTTCGTATCGCCTTGAAATCAGGGACGATTACGATTCCATTCTTGTCAGCGGTGATGGTCATTCCATCTATGGAGCAAATGGCGCCGTTCCCCATGTCGTCGATGACGTTCACGGTGTCGCCGATGTAATAATCTCGCATATATGTCCACTGAATGTTTGGATCGACGTCCCCCGTGAAACTCAACTCCGTCAAATGTTCCCGCATGGAAGCGTACCCATATGCTCGGAGCTCTTCCATGTAAGTTTGCATTGGGATGTCGTTGTTGTTGTCGTCCTTCAATCTGACATTCGACCCGTCGATCCACTTCTCGACCCTTTTCATCCCAGAATGGAACCCACTGTGCTGATTTTCGCCAACAGCACGTTCGATTGGTACCGTTATTCGAGGTCTTTTGTCTCCAGGATCAGCGCCGGTGACGTAAAACGCGTTTGCATACTTATCACTGTCTTGAACAAATTCACTGGACTTAAGATTGTTGAAATCACTGGAAAACGTGACCCACTCGTTTGTACCCTGGTTCCAACTACGATCGATGCCAGTACCGAGGCGCCATCGCCATGTATTGTTATCCATGTGGTGCACGAAGACGTAACACATCGGCGATGAATATGTCTTCACAAGGTCTGAAATAGCATCATAGATGTTCTGCCCGAGATACTGCTGGGTGATTGAGCGGTCTCCAAGTTCCACCCGCCAATTCGACATATCTCTGTAAAGTCCGGTGATTCCGCGGTACTTCTTGTTTGGATCCATTGGGTCGGAAGCGAACTGTTGAAGATATGGGCCGTCGATGCAGTTTTCGTCAAGAAGTTTGTTGACGATATCGCCAGGGGGCGCTGTGATATCAATCTGCTTGTACACAACGCGTCTGGAAAGTATGTATTCCATCGACTTCCCCGTGAATATCATCCGAGGCGAGTCTTCAAACGTGTCCTTGAGGTCGCGCTTGTAAACCATCATTGTGTGCTCGGAGTCAGCGATTCTTAGGAACGTACCGAGCTTGATCATCTTCCAGAGATCTGGATCGTAGTACATGTACAGCTCGAAATCACCGTACTCCTTGGCTTTGTCCGTCCAGACAAGTGATTCATAGTTGTCGACAACGGATTGCAATTCCCAATTGTCATCGTAAACAAGTACATCGTATGTCATCAGATCCCCTGGTGTTTGATGTCGTACTCGATTTCATGCTCGGCCGCGTACTGATTCGCGTTGTCACCCATGATCAGGCACGTAATGGTGTTTGCACCCTGTTGGATTCTTGGCCAGTACGGGTTCGTACCGACGGCGTTCAGACAACTAGTCCAATGGTTCTTGTGCCAGATGCGGACATACTTGTTGCCGTTCTTGGTTCCGACCTCGATGTAGTCACCCTTCTCGAAATCTTCGTTGATCTTGTTTTTGATTCGCGCCATGTCGATTTCAAGATATGAAGTGGGGTTGATGCTGTCGGAATAACGAATCCTCGGGATGTCAGCAAGCTTGCCGTAGAGCTTCGATCGGATGACAATGCCGTTGCCGAATGATCCAGGATACTCTGTGTCAAGTTTTGCGCTGTTTTGGATCTCCCCGAATTTCAGCGCATGACTGGGCCACGTCACGACGTCACTTTTTCGATTATTGACGTACAGGAAGTAAGCAGTACCACCGAGTTCACGGTCCATTTCACTCATGACCCCGGTGTTCATCGCAGAACTTGTCATGTCATCGATCATCGAATTCAAATATGTTGTACGCCAATCGGCATCTATTTCATATCGCATGCCCGACTCGGGAACTATCTTTTCGACCATTCTCGACATGTCTTGTCCATAGCGATTCAAACCCGTTTTGTCAGACTTAACCCATGCCGCATCAGTGTCCGGATTATTCACAAAGTAGCGCAGGCCATTCTCTCCAATTGAAAACAGAACTTCACTGTTGATTGCGGTTGTGTTGTCGGCGAAGGGGAATTCAAAGCCGCCCTTAACGCTTGAAATACTTGTGACAGTTTTTGCGGGAGTATAGAAGTACGGGTCCGGGCAGACGATCGTTATCTTGGCCTTGGTGATCTTGTCGAAAATGTCGGGTTCGCACTTCTCGACATACCCCTTCACGATGTACGTGCCGGTGTCAGTCGTGAACACCATCGTGACACGATTCTTCACCGCATAGGTCTTGTAAATCCATCGTCTGGCGTGCTCGATCGTCTTGCCAGGCTGAGCAACCACAGCCAGGGTGAGAGAAAGTACACGCTCCCCCACCCTGGCCGAGTTGTACATCGCACCATCATTCGTCGCGAACTGAGTCAGATTGATGTCTGCACTAACCGGTCCGTGACCTTCGATCTTTGTGATGACGTAAGGGGCTTCATACACCCCAACGAAATTCGTGCTGATCTCGTCACCGAACTGGTTGGCGACAGACACCGTCTTGATCATCGTGAATACCTCTTGATGTTCGAGATGAGCTCCTTCGTGTCGCGATAAACTTCGCGGCGGGTAGGAGCAGTCGGACTGTTGATGGTTTGGTTGAAAGTGACATTGTTGACCCCATTCGGGTTCGATGCACTTCCATTTTGAGCCTTCACGGCGTCGTTGACACCGACGGAAACTCTTGCGTTGGCGCTTTGACTGTTGAACAAGTCCCCGAGCCTCGACGCGGCGCTTCGCACCTCTGAATCATCCACGGTCGGGGTGATCACAGGATTGAAGTCCGGATCGAGAGTCAGACCGTCAACAATCTCGCGGAACTTCTCATTGATGCTCTTGCCGGTGCTTTCGGCAAGATTCTCGGAGGATCGCTTGACCCACTTCTCACTGTTGTCGATACCTCGGACAAGGCCCAAACCAACGAACTCACCGATTTCAGTGGTCACCTTGGAGGGCGAATGAATACCGAGCTTGTCCTTGAGCCACTGAGGCAACTTGTCGGCCAGACCACGGATGCTGCCCATCAGCTGGTCCTTGACCCGTTCGATTCCTCGCTTGATGCCGTTCACAAGAGCCACACCAATCGCAATGGCCTTGTCACCGATTTCATTAGCGTGCTGATCGATGGCAGTCTTGATGCCGTCAAGGAAATTCAGCAACAGATTCACACCGGAATCGATGATCCGACCAATGTTGGCACTGACCGTGTCGATGAAGTTGACAATGATGTCAATGGCGATCTGCGTGATCTCGCCGATGTTGTCCCTGATTGCTCGAAGGAAATCTTTGATGAGATTTATACCGGTCTGGATCAGCACAGGCGCAACCTGGTTGATCGTGTTGCACATGCCGATGATAGCGTCCCGAACCAAGTCGAAGAAACTTGGCAGCGAGTTGCGCAAAGCGTTCAAACATGCCGTGATGATGGCGGTGAGAGCAGCCTCAATGGCCGGACCATTACTACCGATGACGTTGCAAATGTTGATGAAACCCTGCGCAATAGCAGTACAGAGCAACGGAATCAGAGCAATCAGAGCGAGACCGCCAGTGGTTACGGCAGTGATCAATGCCACGAAGGCGAAAACGAACAATGCGATACCCGCTGCAGCTACACCAACACCAACGCCGATCAAAGCGATTGCCGCGGCCAGCAGCATCATTGGAACAACGACTTCCTGCGCCAAATATGCAGCAGCGATCAGAACACCGAGTCCAACGGCAAGACCCAGCAATGCGATGCCCATTTCAGCGAGCGACATGGAACCGAGGACTTGCAACACTCCGGCAAGGATCATCATGGCAACAGCAACAGCAATCAGTGCCCCCGCACCCTCTGCTGCCCCGCCACCCTTCATGACCATCATCGCGGCGACAATCTCAGCAAGGACGATCGTCATCATGGTGACACTCTTGAGATATGAGCCCCAATCCATGCTGGCGAACTCACCGATGATGTAACACATGCCCTGAATGGCGATCACCATGGCGAGCATTGCCGCTGCATCACCGAACCCATTGTCAGGCATGACGAGGAACAGACCCATGAGTTCCGCCAAGACCATACTGAGCATGGCGAAGCCCTTGAGATATGAATTCCAGTCACGCTTGGACAACTCATCGATGACATCAACGATCTGCTTGATGGAGTATGCTGTGGTGAGAATGGCAAGGCCATTGCCGATCTTCAACTTGTCGCCGGACATGGAAAACAGCGTCATGGCGCCAACGATGGCGACAAGGGCGAGAATACCCTTCACCAATTGTTTGGTATCCATGTCGCCGAATCCCTTGACCGCGAAGTAGAACAGAACCATGGCCGCCGCCATGAGAATGAACTGCCCAGCGCCTTTGGCGACGTTATCGCCCTGTTCAAGAACCTTGGCTGCGGTTACCATCACAGCCGTGATGACAGTGATCGCAACAATTCCTTTGACGAGTTCCTTCGTGTCGAGCTTCGAAAGAAGATACACGGCTCCCGCAAGTAGGAGAACACCCGCGGCGATGGCAAGAAGTCCAGCCATCTTGAACGACGTTCCGATGTCCTTGAACATGTTCTTGAGTCCACCCGTGATGCCCTCAAGATTCTTCAAGAGACCGTTCTTCACGCCGGACATCAGATTCTCACTGTCTTCCTTGGCGGTCTTGGCGTTTCGATTGAACAAGAACCAAGCGCCGATGATGACACCGAAGATCACAGCCAATGCAGCTGCCGCTGCCATCAGACGATCAGAAGGAATCAACGCAAGAATCCCCAATGCCACTGCAAGAACCAACGTTGCAGCAGCCAACTTGAGAATGGCAGTTGCATTCAGATCATGCGTGGTGGCTTTCATGGAGTCCTTGTACGCGTTGATCGTGTCAACAATCGGTCCGCGAGCGTCTTTGACGGTCTTGGCCAATTCGCTGAAAAGACTGCCGACCTTGTCGAAACTTCTAGCGAGATTCACAAACGAACCCGCCATGATTCCGGTGAAGACACCGCTGATGACACTTACGAGAGCGTCCCAGGCGTTCATGCCCTTCAGCGCTTCATAGCCTTTGCTGACGCCCTCCTTGATCTTGTCGCCGAGCCAGTCGAGTGCGTCGCCGATCTTGCCCCTGTTGTCAAGAACCGCTTTCTTGATCTTCTCGAACTTCTCGGGAAGACCCCAAGCGTTGGCGCCCTCTTTGATGTCGGACCCCCACTTCTTGAACAACTCGGCGGTCTTGCCGCCCATGGCCGAACCAAGTTCCTTGATCTTGCCCGCAGCTTCGTGCACCTTGTCGCCGAGCTTGACGAACATCGTTCCGGCATCGTCGTGCGCACCATTCTTGACACTCTCGGCGAAATCTTTGATGTTGTCTGCAACGTGCTTGATCTTCTCGCCGATTCCAGACCAGTCGATTCCAGCGAAGAAATCCTTCACTGTCGTCAATGCTGAACCGGCGAGCTCCTTAATAGCTCCGCCGAGGTAAACAGCGGCTCCCTTAAGAGCATTCCATGCAGCGACAACCGACGGGCCGCAGACGTCCCATACCTGTTTGCCAACTTCTTTCATTTTGACGCCAATGGAAGTAAGTTGACCCTTGAAGGTTTCCCAAGCCGTGTGAACATCTGGACCATAGACTTCGCGGATGTGCAAGCCGAATTCCTTGACCGGACCGGCGAGGTTCTTGAATGCCGGGCCGAGTTTGTTCAGTCCGAGCTGATCGATGAGATCTGTCAGCGCGTTCTTCTGCTCCTTGCCGACGAGAAGATTGTAAAAATCGTCGAGTCGAATTCGACTTGCAGTCTTCCAAAGATCTTGGAGCTTGGCCTTGGCCACCATGAACCCGCCAGCGGCGGTGTCACGAGCCGCTTGTCCAACGCGAGTGAACGTATAAGACAGACGCCCCCACAAAGTGGCATCGTCACCGGTCCACATGAGCTTCAAGTCGTGCAGAAGATTCTTGAACTTCTGCATTGACGTGATGGCCTCGTTGGGAACAGGCCTTGCTTCGAGCTGGAATCCACCAGGAGGTGCATCCCCGACGCGATGACGTTCCTGAGCGCCAACGTCGACACCCTTTCGGAACAGTGCGTCCTTGACCTTCTTGCCGACAGCCTCGGCCTTGTCGCCGATCCATTCAAGAGTCTTCTTGACCGCAGAGAAATCCATTCCGTTCATGTGATTCTGCAGCGAAGACAATCCCTGATTCATCTTGTCTATGGCTGAGAAACCACTGTTACCGAAGATCTTGGACATGCTGAACTTGCCGTGGGTCAACTTGTCGAACCAACCGAGAAGGTCCCTGATCTTCTGGCCAAGCCAGTCAAGGAGCTTCCCAATCGGATCAAACCCGTGAATCCACTGGTCGAACTTGACAATCACATCACCGATGTGAGCCGTCAACGTAAGAAGACCACCAAGAACGAACTTGGTGATCGCAAACGCAGCGCCAAGAATCGGCTTGACGATGGCCACGAACAGCTTGAGCAACTGACCGACGGGCCACAGGACGATCTTGATGGCCGAGAAAAGACCTTTGAACGTTCGGGTCAAGTTGTCCATCGCCTTGTCCGATGGAACCAGCTTCTCCGTAAGGTGCTGGAACCCGATCGAAATATCAGCGAGCGTCTTGCCGAGGTTTCCATTGAACGACTGTTGGAAAGCAATGCCAACGGCCTTCAACGGCGCGACAAGTGCCTTGACGACATTGGTCAACCCCTCAATGACCGCAGTACGACCCCCCATGTCCTTCCAGGTCTGGAGCATTGCATTCCTGGCCTGCGAAGTCTGACTGACGAACCCGGTGATGGCGTTTCCGACCGTGGTGAACAGGTCCTGGGCTTCTTCGAAGTTACCGAACAGGATGGAGAAAGTCTGGGCCCATCCTGAACCGAGTTCTTCCTTCACCGTCCCGATCAACTGCGAGAAGGTTTTGATCTTTGTCGCAGAATCCTCGGCGGTCTTCGCCAGATCAACAATGGCATCCGCCTGTTCCGCGGTGTACCCCATGGAAATGAGCTGTTCCTTGTTGTACTCACCGGCCAATTGCGACAGTGTCTCAACCATGATCTGAGACGACAACCATCCCTTGGACAGAGACTCTCGGAACGAACCCTCCTGCTGAATCATGGAGTCGACAGCAACACCATGTGCACGGGCAGTACGCTTAAGAGCTTCCTGGAAAGCTTCGCCACCCATACCAGCGTTGACAACCGAGTTCCAGTCCATGAGTCGGACCGTTCCCGAGGAAATGGCCTGGCTCAACTGGTACATTGCGGTCGACGCTTGCTGCGAATTGGACCCGGACAAAGCCGCAAGATTCGCAATGCCCTTGATCGACGACACAGAATCTTTCAGGCCGACGCCAGCAGCGGTGAACATACCGATGTTGTGCGTCATCTCTGAGAAGTTGTAGATCGTCTTGTCCGCGTATGTGTTCAACTCATTCAGAGCGTCATTCACAGTCTGAATGTTCTCACCCTTGGACTTGGTGTTGGCAAGAATCGTTTGCACAGCATTCAGCTGAGTCTCATACTCATGATAACCATCGAGAATCGGATCGATGGTCAGCGCTTTGAGCATGCTCATTCCAGCCGAAGTGACCCTCGACGCGAGAGTGCCGATGGCAGCTCCAGCAGCAACAGACAGCGTTGAGAACCTGGCCTGAAGCGTGTTGGCGGACTCCGAAGCCTTGTCGAACGTGACAGTCTTCGCGGTGTTCGCCAGCTTCTGAAGCGAATTCGTCGCTCCGTCAAGGTTTAATGAACTCTTCAAAGTACCGAGCGAGTCAATGGACGACGCAACCTTGGACTTGAAATCTGCGTTGTCCATTTTCAGCTTGACGATTTGCTCGTCAATCGTTGCCATTTGTCACCTCGTTCCAAACATCCGTCACGATCTGATCGAAAACAGGACGCAACGCCGGATTGATGTAATCTCTACCCATCACGTAGCCCCCGTTTCTCGTTCCATGCCCATATTGGATCAGCACCGCGATCGGGACACCGTGATTGACATTGGAATTGGTCCAGTAAATGGCCCAACCGGTCTTCGTCTTGTGAATTTCGTATCCCCAACCTCGGGCGGTGGCCCCGGTCTCATAAGGTGTCGCCGCAGAAAGGGCATTGACACCACGCTGAGCATACTTCTCAAGATATTTGATCGGGTCGAACTTCAAAAGACGTGACAAATATTCCTGCGTCTTCGTGAACGAACCCGTTGTCTCGAAGTATACTCTGGCCATCAGTAGAATACACCAGTATTCATGTAAGAATACTCGCCAGAACGAGGGTTCGTAATCGTCAAGCGCATATTGTTGTTCGTTGCAGTTTTCGCTTGTTTGATTGTACCGAAGAACGCACTTTTCATGTGTTGATCGTGAGAATCAAACTCAAACGTGGAGAAAACATGCTTAAAAACGTCGTTGTCGTCAAAGTTCGTCGAACCGGTCAACATGTCAGTGGCATTATAACTGAACGCAACACCAAAAACCGCTGTCCTTGGCATGCGGTAATCATTACTAAGAAGAACTCTACTACCGCCGTTAATTCTACCAGAACCAGAAACAACCGACGAAAACAACCGACACCCGCGGATTCTGAAGAAATGCAAGTCGTTGTCGAGTTCAAAAGCCAAATCTTGTGTTAACTTGGTTTCGAACAACGGCACCATTTCCGGTGTTGAAACCCCGACAAGGATCGAAACGCCCTGTGTATAACCGTTGACCGTCCAGTTGGCGACAGTAGGAATATTCAAACGCATGGTTGTTGCACCAACGTAAGACACAACAATCAGCAACAAATCCCCCGGCTGTGACAACTGGTTGGTCAAATAAGTTCTGACGTTTTCCCCGAAATAGTCGTTGTCCTTTTTGTCCAATGGCGGACAATCACGAAGATGCGTGAACGAAATGTCGGGCAAAGAAACGGGGCCACCAGAGATGGCGTTGATAGCGGCTGCCATGTCACCGGACTTGATGGACGCAGAACCGGCGCCCTTGGCTCTGATGGCATCACAGGCATCCTTGTAATGCTGATACGGCATGACTGCATGGCCGGACATTATCATGCTCCATTCTGTGCAACGTCAGTGAACTGAGTGAGAACAAGAGCAACTAACTGATCCACCTCTTGCTGATTCACCTGATGCTCCGGGCCTTGAGGCCCTGGTTCGCCCTTCGGGCCTTGAGGACCGGTGTCACCCTTAGGACCTGGTTCGCCCTTCGGGCCTTGAGGACCGGTGTCACCCTTAGGACCTGGTTCGCCCTTCGGGTCTTGAGGACCGGTTGACACATCAACCCACTTCAACTGACCATCATTGCCTAGGGTAAGAACCTGTCCCGCGACTCCCCCAGCGGGAAGAGTGAGCGTGTACTGAGTAACACCAGGCGCCGGAGGAACTGAAGAGTAGCTCCACAGATCCAACGGATGATTCTTGTCGTTCTTCTCAGTAACGAGGATTTCAAAAGTGCCAGCGCCCACCGAAGTTGCATTGACTGTCCAAGAACCAGCCCAAAGCCAAACACCACGACTGAAATTCCTGGAAATGTAGCCTTCGGTGTCAAGACTCGCGGTGATCGTCTCGCTTCGAACTCTAACGGAGGGGGAACCAGGAATGACGGATTCCAGAACCTTTGGTGTGAAGATGATGTCGCCCTTGGCGGGAAGCACGTCGGGAAACGCATCGTCTCCAGGACCGATGTCGGCTACAGCCCTGAGAACTCGGCCTGAGACCATTCCGACCTTCCAACCAAGAGTGGTGATTGGTGTTTCATTCACAGGAACAGTCATTCCTGGTTCCTCCTTCCATTTTGACGTTACTGAGCCGGAACAGTACCGGGCTCAGGCTCTGCCTCAAGCTCGGGAGTCGTCGAACTCGCGACAGAAGTATCGGTGTGCGACTTGGCGACGAAACCAAGAATACCACCGAGCGCCATGACAACAGTGTACGCAGGAGTCACCCAGTCGGGCTGCACGTACGCGCCGTTGCTCGCGTTGCAGAACAGCGTGATACTCACAAGGGCCAGAGCGGTGATGGCCCAGACACCATAACAGAAGTCACGGAACTTCGGATTGCTGATAGTGATTCTAGTCATTATTTCACCTTGATCCTTTGACCGACAACAATTGAATTCGGCACAAGACCGGGATTGAGCGTGCAGAGCTCATCAATGGTCTTGCCGGCGGCCGTGGCAATGGCCTTCAACGTGTCACCTCGCTCGACTACAACGAACACGTCAGGCAGTTCAGCAGCAGGGATGGTTCCGGGCTCAGCCTTGGAGTAGTCGATGTAAGAATCGATCGCCTCCTTAACCGCCTTCACAACCCTGTCGTCATTGGTGATTCCACGAACAGCCTCAGCGATCGCGTTCTTCATGTCGTTGACAAAAGCATCCTGCCACGCCATGATAGTGCCGACAGAAACAGCCTCGCCCTGACGACGGTCATTCGACGGAAGGCCATTCCTAACGACCTTGAAATTCCACACATTGGCAGGGATCCTGTTGAAATTCTCAGGAAGCCAACCGATTTCAGTCCTAAGGGTAGTCGTACCCTCCTCTTCCTGACGCTGAATCTGAGCGTCAAGAACAGCGTTGGCAATCTCCTCTGCTGAGGGCATGTCATCTCCTTCTTCGTAATCGATATCAGTTCCGGCTCCGTTGAGACGATCCGTCCACTCAACAGCAAGATCCGCGAAGGTCCTGCCATAGGTGTTATACGTCCCACTTGGGTTACCGGAATTGTAAGTCGAGCCAGCACGGGCAAGACTTTCCCAGGAGTAATCCCCACCGCAGTACGACTTCAAAAGATTGAAGCCGAACACACAATTCCAGTAAGGATCCCACCAAGGATAGTTCGGATTGTTCTTGAAATAGCCGGGATAGGTGATCTGCGTCGGTCCGACGCCATTCGAGACACCGCCGCCAAGAACAACAGGAAGAAAATCATTCTTGAAATTGTCCTCGGTGACAAGGCCCCATCCTCGGCAGGCGCCGCCGGCGTCATGTCCGTAAATGTTGGGTCCTCCGGTCTCCTTCATGATCATACCCATGGCCACCCCAAGAGGTAGACCCGTGTTATTGCTCGCTGCAACGATGGCTGTGGCGTTGGCTACGCCGGATTGGTTGAGAATATCAACCGCTTGTGCCATGTTGCGCCCTCCTCGCATCGTTGAGCGCCTTCCTCCTGGCAATGGCCGAAGAGGTCAGCTTCTTGTTACCCTTCTTGTAATTGTCGGGGTTGTTTTTGATACCACAAATGTGGATCAGAGTCAACAACCTCGGGAGAGGCCATGTTTCACAAGAAAATGGAATACTATTGGCCGTCATCCAGTAGTAGACGAGTTCCGATGTGATGAACTCACGAGACTCCTGTCGCTTCTTCGCGTCGCTGAAAGTTGTGGCAGTCATCGGAGATTCAATGTAATGCTGGATCTCGCCAATCTTGTCCTCCGGCATGTAGATGTACACATTCGGATCAACATCCTCCGGAGCAAAAGTCATCATTCGGATGTAGTCCATGATCTCAACGTTGGACTTCTCCGAACTGAGGAAGGGCTTGCAGTACTTTGCCTCCCATTTTGAAATCGCGAGAAGAGAGTGCTCAAGACACAAAGTCACAGACTCAATGTCAATGAACTCCCCAGTGGTTCGATCATAATACTCGTCTGCATCAATGTTAATCTTGAGCACTCTCTTCTCCTAGTTTTGTCAGCCGCCAGCCTTGACAGCAGCGACGAGTTCGGTGAGGGTCGGAAGCGTCGACTCGGTCGTGGCAGAGCCCTCAACCTTGTCGAGAATGTTCTTGAGCTTGGTAGCATCGACGAGCGTCGAGTCGAGAGTGAACGTAGCCGACGGCTCGAAGCCCTCGACAACCTGCTTGACCGCAGTGACGTCCCAACTGAAGCTGGTCGGCTCCGGAGAATCATTCACCGTGGCGTGCTCCTTCTCCGACGGAGAAGCCTTCATGCCATACACGAAATGGTGCTTGTAACCAGCGTTGTCATTCGTGTCCGTGCCAACCTTGGTGCGGTAGTACAGAGCGAACCCACGACGGTTCTGCTGACCAATGTACGCACCAGGAGCAACCTCCAGAGTACCATCACACTGCTCAAACTCAGACGGGTACGTGAAGGCCTCGATCGAACCCTTCCACTCCTCGGGCGAGTACAACGAAAGATACTTCATGTTGTCGGCATACTGAGCATTCTCCTCAGCACCCTCAGGAGACTCGGTGACGGTCTTCAGACCGTTCCAAACCACGCCCTTTGCGTACTCACCGTTCGGCTTCTGAACGAACAGAACGCCGTGATCGACGCCAGTCTCGTACTTTCGTTCGCCACTGGTGTCCCAAACGAGCTTAGTCATTTCAACTCCTTAGAACCAAATATTGAAAGTGTCATGGTTCAACCCATCGGCAGCGTAGTGCCGCTCGTGGACACACGCGGGCAAACCAGCGATCTTGTCTACAATTGGACTGTCCGGATCCTCATCTATGACAGTCACCTGATAACGATGGATGTGGCGATACGGCACGTTGTCTGCAAACGTGGTATCTCCCGGCATCCTTTCATACACGATGACTGGATACTTCAGCATCAGCTGTACCGGAGGTTGGAAATACACATGGCGCGAACCAAGACATGTCTCCAACACAGCTTGCAAATCAATTCGCTTGGCCATTGTAAATCCCTCCCAAAGTCAAGACGATACGTGGCCGGTTGATCTCGATGTTGGTTACTTTCCATTTTGAACCATTCATCACAACGTAACGAATTGCTCCAATGTTGTCATACATGAACGCGTCAGCAACAATGGAAATTTGATTCGAGATGGTAAGATCGTCATTGGCTTTGTCTGAAGGAGACCAACGCCAGGCGTGCTTCAACAGATCCCCACGATGCTTACGCTCCGTAAGGGACGGCCTCCACACACCTGGCGCGGTCTCCTTCAAATGTTCATAGCCAATGGCTCCACTGAACTTCGCCATGGGCTACTGCCTTGCTCAGGCAGTCTTCTGCTCAACAACAACAGCGGAGTAAGGCTCAACCAGAGCACCCGAAAGGCGAGTCTCGTACAGGTACTTCATCTGGTTGTAGTCGATGTCGAAGTCATCAAAGAAGTTGACCTCGCCACCCTTGTTGGTGCCGATGTTGTAATCGCCCATGTTGACGATGATGCCGAGGACGTTGGCCGTGCCGCCACCTTCGCTGGCGCCCAGGGTCCTGGTGAGACCCTTCATGGGGTCAACATCGACGATGTCGCCGACCTCGAGAGCGTTGGCAAGCTCCTCACGGGTGTTGTAAAGCCTACGACCCATCTTGTCGCGCTGGTGCATCATGTCGAAGATGACCTTCTTGTGCGCGAAGAAAGTCGGGTTACCGGTGCCCTCGTAGTCGAGCATTGCCTCGGCCACAATGTCAATCAGCGCACCATCGGCGAGCGACGTATCCTTGGAAACGGTGTGCTTGACACTGTAGAACGCGTCATCGGAAAGAATCGGACGAATGTGGTCCTCCTGAATCTTGTCGTCAGACGTGATCGAACGACCGTCGCCGAACAGAATTGCGCGAGCAAGCTCTTCCTTCAGCTTGATCTGCATCTCGGCCTTGATCCAACTGACAACATCGAAATCAGTGATGTCGAGGATGTCGTCACGGTCGAGCTTCTGCTTCTTGTAGACGGTCTGCGGAGTGGTCTCCCGACGGATCAGCTTGAAGACCTCTTCCTTCTTCAGCTTGCCCTTCTGGTAACCACGGGCCCGAGCATCGTCACCGGAGATATCGGCGAAGGTGGCACGAACCTTGGCGAACGGAGTGTGCTTGGTGTTACCAACAATGGCCTGAACCCACGGCTTCTCCTTCTGAATGAACTCCGGGGGGTTGTTGATCTCATTGGCGTCCGGGAACAGCAGCTCGATGTTCGAGATGCCGTAGGTCTGAGCATGAGCCATCACAGACTCGGACAGAGTGCCATAAGATGCGGCGTCATCGAAAATGGCCTTGATCTGAGAATGCTCAAGCTTGGGGGCGCGATCGACAGCGGTCGAATCGAACACATTGTGCTTCACGTTTTCCTCCTTGGTAGCAGAATGCGCAACATTGTCGGCAGGCGCAGAATTGTCTTCATCCTTCTGCTCCTCGCCAAGAGCCTGATCTACGAGATAAGTGAGGACATCCTTCTGCTCATCGTTCATGGTCTCGATGATGTCACCGATGGTCCGGCCGTCCTCGTCATCATCGCTGCTACCAGAATCATTGGTCGAAGCTTCATCACCATGTTCAATGGTCATACCGGTCGTGATGATCGCCTCATCCTCCTGTTCCTCGACGAAACCGTCGGAATGCTGAATCGCGACAGTGTCGATCTTCGCACCAGGATTTGCACCCGAAAGAACCAGAGACACCTCACGAATCGCACCGTGAAGAACGTCCGAACCCTTCTGGATCAGCTTGTTCGCGTAGATGGACATCGCATTGATGTCACCGTGCGCAACGAGTTCCTTCGCATTTTGACCGGCAGAAGTCTCATTCAAGAAGCAGTAAGCGTAAACACCGTCTTCTCGATTCTCAAGGTCAGCGTGACCGAGGATATTGTCCGCCGAATCATGCATGTGCTGCCACACAAGCGGCACTCGCTGACCATCATCGTCCTTGAATGCATCACGACGAATCGTTCGACCATCGGAGCACTTAAGATCATTTCGCGTAGCGTAGCCACTGAAATCAGGCTTCACCATGCGCTCCTTCCTCCTCAGGCTCCGAAGATACCTCAGGTTCAGTACTTACAGGATTCAGATTCTTGTTCCGCAGAACATCCGCATTCGGATCATTGGACGGCTTCAGACCGACAATGGCGCGGAATTCGTTGGAGCTCATAATCTCATTTCTGGTGAACTTGTCCGCAATGTCGGCGATTTGCGACGTTGGGACAAGTTTGAACGGATCTCGAATGTACATTACATCCTGACCACGAGTACGTGCGGTCTTCGTGATGAAACGCCTACGAATCGCATCAGCGATGGCATCCAGAACAGGAACCAACGTGTTGTTCTGATAGTTCAACACCGCGGCTTCTTCAGCGGTTCCATCGAACACCGCCTGACTGACCCCGAGCTCTGAGTACAGCTTGTTCTCAAGGTACTTGACCTGAGCGAAAACGTCATTCTCCACGGCTCGGTTCAGCTGCGTGATCTTCTCAGTACCATCGGTGTACGCGATTCCGTACTTGCTACTGGTAAGCTGTTCCTCAATCTGCTTTCGACGAAGGTTGGCCTGATCCTGACGTGCCTGAGACTTCACCTGGTAAGGAAGCTGAATGATGAGATCCAACTTTCCAGCTCCAACATGCTCATCGACAACGTCGAGAATGGCCAGCTTTCGAACGAGACGCTGAAGAGTGCTGTTGGGCTCGTTCATCGTGATGAAGAATGGATTTTCCACCACAGCGACGAGTCTCTTCGGAAGAACAATCTCCTGCTGCATGGCGATCTTCTCGTTGTACACACGTACGCGAACATGCTCAGGATACCAATTGACAATTCTGGCCACACGAAGCGTACGAACATCGTATGAGTCCGTTCTTGACGGGTCCAAGTCAAAATCGGTAGGAACGATCGCGATAACGCCTTCGCTCAACAGAGACACAACAAGATCAATCAAGAAAGCCTTGCCGGACTGGTCGATGTTGGCCTCCGTGTTGAGACAGTACTGCAGTCCACTGTGAATGGTCTCGGCATACTTTCCGGCTTCGTCCTTGCGAACGTGCTGAAGACCGATGCCGGCAACATCAACCGCGATACGATTGTAAATGCTGGCGACCATCGACATCTGAGATGTCCAATACATTCGCTGCCGACTCGGCGATATGGTGTACCCAGGACCGTAATCGACATACTTGTTAGGAGACCCGTTGCGAAAGACGTTCCATGCATGAGCGAGTCTCTGCATGAAACCCATGCGTGCCCCCTTTCTAATATCGGTTCGGACTGTCACTTTCGTCTGAACGCATTACTGGGATCCTTAACTGTCGCGTTGCGCGCAGTCTTGTTGGACTTCGCCATGTTGGAAGACGTATTACCTTTACCGTTGCTCTGTCCAGGCTTCGGAATGGTACTGTTTGCAAAGGAACTGACATACGACTTGGCATATTCCTTGCCGACCTCGGTCAGAACCTGAGTGCCAATCTTGAACGAAGCATTGATGAGCTTCTCGGTAGCAGTCTTCGGGCGAAGGTCGTTGTAAGCCTTCTCAAGCTGCAGTCGCTTGGTTCTCGCGGCTAGATCTTCGTTCGTCAGGTACTTGGCTCGAACATGGTCGGTAGCAACCCGGTGCGACGCATCGTACCCGTTGGACTTCTCGGGCTTCGACACCGGCTTCAAGCTGTTCGACAACTCGGACCGTTTCTTCGTCTTGAGAACACCCCATTTCATACCTTTGACACCGTAATGACTCAAGGTATCATTCATATTCTTCACCTCATTCAAAGTTGTCCTTGTTCAACTTGAAAGCGACCCAAGCGTCTAACAAAGCAGCAAACGGGTCGATTTTGTCTTCATATCTCTTCTTGAGAAGCTTGCGGTTACCGTTCGTGTCCTCCATGGTGATGGCGTTCCCCATGGCGAAAGACATGATCGCTTCGTCGAAAATAAGAAGACGTTCTTCAGCCAAATGCTTCAACTCGCCAAGTGGAACACTCTCCGTCTTGGCACCCTGAATCACCTTTTCAATCCCATAAGGACCGTTTTCCTGTTCCCAACGAGTAACAAACTCCTTGGCGTTGTATGGATCGAATCCAAACGCTCTGACATCATACTTCATCTCATCGATGAACGTGTCGAGATCGTCGTAGACGTCCATCATGTCGAGAACGGTGGTTCCGATAACTTGAAGGGATCCCTCTTCAAGGAATTCGTTGTATTTCACACGGGTGGCTGCCGGCAACTTCATCAAAGTGTTCTCAGTGATGTAGCTGCGGGTTTTCACGCCAAACTGATCACGGGAAAGTGGGAACAAGAATGTGAATGCACAGAAGTCATCTCCCTGAGAGAGGTCAGCTCCGACGGAACACGGCATTTCCCAGAACTCGTGATGCTTGTGCGGGATTGTATCTTCATACGTGAAGAAGTAAGTATACCCTTCCATGGGGATTCCGAAACGTTTCGCCAGGATGTCGTTGCGAACTGCGGGGACCTTCTCCATACGTTCGACATCTCTTTGATACGTTTCGTATGAAACCGTTTTTCCAATATTGGGACACGCCTTGATCCACATCTCTGGATCTGCAACTTCTTTGACATCATCCAACTTGTAATGCCAGATCGATGTGTGCGGATCCACGTACTCGTCACGAAGAATGCTCGCAAGTTCCATTTTGACGCTGTCGCCAGCGCCGTTCCTGACTGTACCCTCACTGCTTGTTGCAACGATGATGTAGTCAGCATTCTTGCTCGCGCCCTGTTCAAGAGCGCCAATCACATCTTCACGAATGTCACCCGAGAGCCACTCGTCGACCGTGGACACCTTCGGTCTGAGTGACTGAAGCTTGTCGATGGTCATCGGTCGAATCTCGATGATCGAGTTCGTCAAGAAGTTCTCAATACCCTTCTTCGTCGACGCGAGTTTCTGCCGCTTGAGTCGATTGCCTGTTGTGTTCTGCAATGAACCCTCAGTGAGAAACTGCATCAACGGCCCGCGAGCACGACTCATTGCAGTACGAATAGGAGAAAGAATCTCCTCAGCCTGCTTCATCGTCGCCGAGGTCACGATCTGCTGTGTGGTGGCAGTATCCATGGTCAATGCATACATCTGAACAAGCGTGTCATACAATGACTTTGCGGAACCGCGTGCTGTGATGATGTACTGCTTGTTCACGAGCGGCTTGAGTATCCGCTTGCGTACGTAATGCCCACCGGGTTTGTCCTCGAACGGCTCATACACTGTCGTGTCCACGAAATAATACCAACCGTACAGCTGCTCACCCCAAAGCAAGAACGATTCAAGCAGATGCAAGTCGCTTCCATCGGTAAGAGTCATCTCCGTCTCACAAAAGCGCTTCCATCCCTCCACCTCTTCAGGATCATAGTACACACCCGGATTTGCTATGAGACTGTCAATACGGTTCATCTCGGCGGCAATCTCCTTGCACACAGGGATTTCACCATTGATGACCTTTTCACGCCAGATACCATAGTACTTCGGCGTGGCGGTGTTTGAAAGCCCGTCAAGGGCTTCAGACATGTCCATCTGCCATCACGACCATACGGAACTCGTACTCCTTGAGCTGATTCTGCACCGCCTCCATGACGTATTGCGACGTTGGCGGGTCGAATGCGATTCGCACAGACTGGTACACATACATCTTCACCAAATTGAGCAATCGCTTGTCGCTCATGAAATCATCCCACACAGCAACCGCGTCCTCAATCATGTATCCGTCGGCAGGACCGATGCCCATCTGGTGAACAAGCGTCAACGCGTTGTTGATACATACGATAACATCTGTGTCGAACGCTGTGTCATCGGGATCAAGGCCGAGCATGTGCTTGGTGGAGTTGAGAATACTGTTCTCCATGATTATCGCCTCCATGGTATTGTATCGTTCGGCCTTCGCTCCACGATACGCCTCGGTAAGAGATTCTCATCTCCATAATGGATCGCATTGTGCGTCTTGTGAGAGCAACTTATCAGAAAATCGGGATTCAATATATCCGAATTGAAGAATTTGATTTGATTCGGTCGAATCGGGTTCATGTGGTGAACGAGGATACGACCATTGATTTCGTATCCCTCAAGACCAAGATCGCAGCCATTGTCGCGAGAAATGACCTCGTCTCGGACTCTTTTCCACTCAGCGGACTGGTAAAACCCTTGATTCAGATAACGATCGAACCCGAACGTCTCATACCCAACGCCGCCGCCGATTCGCAAATAATTGTACCGATCTTCGATGGTGTCAAGAAGAATAAGGGCGTCATAGCTCTTTATCACTTCTACTACTCCCATACGACCGCATAGCATCAAGTGCTTGCTTGTACAACTCTTCAACACGCGCCGTAGAAGCCAGGGCTTCCGTCTTCGCCTTCAACAGCTCGTTCTCCTTGGCGAGTTTCTCTTTCTCAAGCCTCTCACGAGTGGTACCGAGCTTGAGATAGTGCGTGATGACCGCCGAACTGGCAGTTCCCTCAGCCAATTGCTTCTCTGCGAGGTCCACCGCCAGGGCGATCATCTGATTCTCGCGTCCTTCGACTGTGGTTGCCGGTGGACGGCGATGCGTTTTGGATTGCTTCTTGCTCGCCATCTAGCAGTTCACCTCCATTTGGACATAGTTCCGGTGAGTCTTGAG